ATAGAAGAATTTAAAGAACAAATGCCAAGTAACGCAAAAATATTAATTGAAGATCACATTAAAGATGATAGAGGCACTAGATTTTTATTAATAGGTAAATTATGAAAAGAGTAATTTATAGTTTTTACATTGATATACCAAAAGACGAACTTGATATATTTGATAAGAATATATTAATACCAAATAAATCTGTTCCTATCAATTATGTTACAAAAGATGCCTTTAAAAAAAACTATACAAAATTAGTAGCTTGTAAACAATGGTATGCAAAACAATTGGGTGTGGAATTTAAAATGTTTGAGTATGATGTAGATTTTATCTTATACAAAGAAGATATGCAAAGAAATTATCCATACATTACAGCATACAATGTAGTAAATTTTTACAAGATATATTTGTTTTATAAACTTGCTGAACAATATGATGAAATACTTTATTTAGATTTTGATGTAGTACCTATGCATACTGATAACTTCTTTGAGGCATGGGACTTATCAAAAGGTATTGCAATACAACACAATACACATAAAGTTATTCCTATGGAAGCTGTAACTGAGCGATCACAAACTATTCGTAGTCCAACAGCAAAATATTATAATGCTCAAGCAATGTTATTAGATAGAGGGTTAAACCCTAAACACCATGTGGTAAATACAGGTATTGTTGGTGCAAATAAAGAGCACATACATAAATTAAAATACTTTGATAACTTTGACTCTGATATGGCAGAGATGAGCAAATTAACTAAAGGCCATGATATGTATCCTAAAAAGATAACAGACTTTTTTGGTTGGGATAATGAAACATTATTTGCAGTTAAGATATCAGAAAATGATGTACCAATACAATGGTTAGATCAGAAATGGCATTACTTTTTTTCAGATCAAGGTTTTGTGCCAAAATCAGTTGTACTATGTCACACTATCAATAAACAATTTGATGTTGTTTGGAGAGCATATAATAATGCTTAAAATTTGTACTGTATATTTTGAAGGTTTATACAAACCTGAACATATATCAAAATTATATAGATCATTGAAGAAACATAGTAGTGTACCTTTTGAGTTTGTCTGTTTAAGTGATACAGACGTTGAGTCAGATGTAGTATTACCTTATAATCATTATAGTAATATTAAGAAACATTGGCATAAGTTAAAATACTTTAGTTCACAATTTGCATATCAGAAACCTGGTGACGATATTATAATAATGGATATTGATCAACAGATTGTAAGTAATGTTGATGATATATTAAACCATCCTGTAAAAGAAAATGAATTTCTTACTTATGATAGTTGGTGGAATATTAAGACAAATAGATTTGCTGATAAAGTTATAATACCTATTAATGGAGGCTTCTATAAATTTAAGTCAGGCAGTTTTAATTACATATGGGATGATTTTTCATTAAATCCAGAATACTGGCAACTACATTATTACAATAAAGGTGATGTTCATTACAAATATTATGGTGAACAAAATTATGTCTTTTGGAAATTAGATGAACATAAAGTAAACATTAAGTATCTGCCAGGTGAGTGGGTTGTAAAATATACAAATGAAGATGGACAAAATATAGAATTAAATAAAATGTATGCTAAAAAGTTTAATACAGATTATATGATACTTGGTGAACCTCATAATAATATAAAAATTATTCACTACTTAGGACCTAAAAATGAAAAAGACATTTAGAGATAAAGGAATGACTGCTGTTACAAAGAGTAGTCCTGGAAATGTAGATACTTCAGATTGGTTTACAAAGTTATCTAAAACAGGTGAAGAAAGAAAAAAAGATCCAAACTCTATTATGAATAGAGCAAAAGATAAAAGAAGTTGGTTCTGTCATTTTCCTTTTAGTGAAATGTTTATAGAATTAGATGGTAGATTTAAAGCGTGTTGTCTTGCAACTGGAAGTAAAGATTATAATATAAACAATACATCTATAAAATCATGGATGGAAGATAGTAAATATCTGAATGATTTAAGAAAAGAAATGTTAGATCCTGCAAAACATGGTACTAAAGCAATTAATGAACATTGTATAAGATGTGTTAAAGACGAAGCTCGTTATGGTAAATCCAGAAGAACTCACCACATGTGGAAAGAGTCAAGTCAAAAAGAACGTTGGGATGCTATAGAAAGAAACGTTAGAATGTACGAGAAGACAGGTGTATGGACTTTTGACGAAAGAATAATGCAAATTCAACTTAAATCTTTTGGTATAGAATGTAATTTAGATTGTCATATGTGTAACCACGATAGCTCATCTATGAGGATTGATATGATGAGAAAACACAAAGTATATAGTGAAAAAATGTTTGGTTCAATGAAAAAAACTAATTATAAAATTAAACTTGTTGAAGATAATTTAAATAAAATAAACAAAAAAGATGTCATTGAACAAATAAAAGAACTCGCACCATATTTAAATAGTATAAAAATTATAGGTGGTGAGCCATTAATAATGAAAAAGTATTTTGAATTTTTAGAAGAAATAGTAAAAACTGGACATGCACCTTATATAACAATCAAGTTTCAAACAAATCTTACAAAATTAGGTGAAGGCAAACATAGATTTATTGATTTTGTACCTAAATTTAAACAAATCTCATTTACAGCTTCAATTGATGGTATAAATCAATATGCTGAGTATTTAAGACGAAGATCAAACTGGAAAGAAATAGAAGATAATATAACTTTATTAAATTCTGAAAAATATAAAGGTAAAGCTTTTATTGATGTCAATTCTGTAATTACATGTTTTAGTGTATTAAGATTTTATGAAGTTATAAAATATTGTAAAAATAATCCAGATATACGTTCTGCTGGTTGGTTAATGATTGAAAGACCTAAATCATTAAGGGTAAATAATCTACCTAGAAAACTGAAAGATCAACTTATACCAAAGTATGAAGGATGGCCAGATATTCAAGCTGCATTACGAATGGATGAAGAACCAGACAATGATTTTCAGGACACTTTAAATTACATGTTGAAACAAGATAAGGCTTATAAAGGAACTAAATGGGAAATGAATTTGTTTGATGTATTTCCTGAGTTAAAAGAATTTCATAATGAGAATAATTTGTTGTAGATTTGGTGATAAGTTTAGTCAATGGCACGTTGATAACTTAAAACATATGATTGATGAATACTCTGGTATAAAATATGACAGCTTTGAAGTTATAGAAGATGATTTATATGGTAACTGGTTTAACAAATTTCAAATGTATAATAGATTTAGAGATGATGAAAATTTATATTTTGATTTAGATGTAGTTATCTATGACAGACTTCCTAATCTTATAAGAAAAAACTTTACACTATTAGATGACACATGGTGGAGAGAACCAGCTCATACACCTTTAAATTCATCAATAGTATCTTGGACAGGTGATGTATCTTATATATGGAATAAGTTTAAAGAAAATGATAAAGAATATATTAAAACATACACTAAAGGCAGTGATGAATGGTACTACAAAAATATAAAATATGAAACTTACGATAGAATATGTCCATCAATAAAAGATTATATTTATCAAAAACCACCACAGTTCAGTATATGTACACTTGGACAAATGCACCACTTACAAGAAGAAGGATGGACAGGTTGGTATTCTAATTATTTTTTATCTAAACACTCAAACGCAGCTTGAAGAACATTTATTTTGTTACTAGCTTGTCTTAGTTTCTTTTTTGCGTCTTCATTTTTAGAATCTTTTACTTCTTCTAATTCAAACAACGCAATTTTTAAAGCAAATAAATGGTCTACATTTTCTCTATCTTTAAAAATAGCTGATACTAATGATGGATAAAAACTTGTATTTAAATCTGTATTATCTAATATTAGTCCTTGTTTTTTAGCAATATTGACTATCGAGTCTTCAAACAACTTTTGCTCTGTTTTATTTTTTTGATAAGTTGACTCATGTAATTGATCAATATTCATATACTTTGTAAGTGCTTGATATTGAGGATTATTTTCTTCGTATGGTATTATAGTCGTAAATACTGATTTTTTATCTTCAGTTGTTGTTTGCACTTCTATATTTTTTCTTTCGTTATCTATAAAATATGCAGTTAAAAAATTATCTTTTAAAAATTCTTCAGTTAACATTTTTATTCTCCTTAATATATTCAAATAAATTAATAGTTGGCATCCAACCTATATTATATAGTAAAGTATTATCAGCTTTATTGTCTAATCGTTCAAACATATTTCCCACAACACGTTTGCAATTAATTTTAAAATAATCTACTATATCTAAAAGTTTATTTGTTACACCTGTACCAATGTCAGTTACTCCAACTAAATTAGAGTGTATCAAACTATCTATCGCTCTCACTAAATCATTAACGTGTATAAAATCTCTACTATGATTTGTGTTAATAAAAGGAACATCATTTCTTAATATTCTTGGTATTAACATACTTTCTCTAGCATTAGGACCATATACAGTTGTAAATCTCATACCTAAACTGTTTGCATGTGCTACT